CGCTAGAACCTTCCATTACGATTGTTGAAGTAAATACTCCAATGTCTGTAATGTCTGAAAGGTTTCCAGTTGTAATAACTGTTCCCGTTACGTTTGGAAGGGTAATTGTGCGGTCAGCCGTTGGATCTGTTATTGCAAGAACTGTCTCATAATCATTTGCTGTTGCACCTTCAAATGTAATGCTTGAACCAAAGGCAGGGTTTACTGTAGAGTTAATATCAGCAAAATAATCAAGTGCTAACCAGGTATTTGTTCCATCACCCATCTTAAACTTGTTTGTGTCTGACTCCCAGCCGATTTCACCAGCATTGAGGATTGGACCATTACCACTGTTAGTAGAGATCCATTGGGCTGCAGTGCCTCTACGCTGTTGCATTCTTGTTGCCATTATTTACTCCTCCATCGGTGTATAGTCATATTATATCAGATTTTAATTGTAAACTTCTGTTGCGGTACCGCCATCATTGGTGGTGTCCCAACTATCTGTATTATAAAACCCAGCGCTAATAAGAGATCCTGCTTCGTAATAATATCCTGCATCTACAAAAGTAGTTGCAATTTGACCTGTTCCACCAATTGCTGTATCGTGAATATGCTCTTGTAAAACCTCTGCATCTGCAAGGGTAGCCATAGCAATCCACTCAGCACTATAATAAACATAAATTCTACTGGTTACGGTATCAAACCATAGTTGACCATTAGATGGAGATACTGGCGCAGTTTCTGAAACAGTTACTGATGATCCAGACGTTAATGAATCTACATATGTTTTAGTAGTGGCATGTGAACCACTGGTAGGAGTAGCAACTGTAACTGTTCCTCCAAAAGTACCGCCAAGAGTTACGTTGAGCCCTTGCTTTACTTTAAAATCTTTATCTACAGTTGCCACTTCTAGCCTCTTTTCCTAATTATGCTTCAATATAAGTTCTGTGTAACTTAACAACAGTGCTTGCTGATGCTGCAGTTACTTGTAGAAGAACGTTGCCTGCAGAATAAACGGCATCTGTTGTTCCAAGTTGAGTGTTACTGATTACATCAGCATACTCTGTTAGGTAAACGTTATTGTTTCCATCAACGGTTACAAGAACTTCAAGTACTTCAATGTCATTACCAAGTTTCATCTGGACAATATATTTTGCAGATGAATAAGTGCTTGCTGACCATGTGTCAATTGTAGTTGCTGAAGTTGAAGCAGTTGCTGTTGCAGATCCTACTGATGAATCATTAAGTGTGATTGCTGTTCCAGTTAGTGCACCTGAAAGAACAAGAGTTGTACCAGTTGCTGCTCCGATTACTGGAGTAACAAGAGTTGGTGTGTTAGCAAATACTAGAGCACCAGTTCCTGTCTCATCTGAGATAACTCCTGCAAGTTCTGAAGAAGATGTTGAAGCAAGTGCTGAAATCTTGCTTGCTGTAGTAATACCATTTGTTGCTGTTGCAGCATTTCCAGTGTATTCTGTTGCTGATAGAACTTGAGTTCCATTAATCTTTAATACCTTGCCAGAAAGAAGGTTCATGTGCTCAGAAGATGTCCAAGCATCAGTTGCGTCTACCCAGTTAAAAGTCTTGTCTGTATCACCTTTAAGAGTAAGACCACCACCGTCTGCACCTGCATCTGTTGGAGATGCTACTGAGCCAAGTGTCATGTTCTTATCATCAATTGTAATTACTGTTGAGTTAATTGTGGTTGTTGTACCATTAACTGTTAGGTCCCCTGAAAGAACCAAAGATGTTCCTGTTGCTACACCAATATCTGGTGTTGTCAGAGTTGGGCTTGTAAGTGTTTTGTTTGTAAGTGTCTGAGTTCCTGTGTTTGATACAAGAACAGCATCGGCGTTACCAATAGTTGAACCACCAGGAAGTAACAAGGTATTTGTTGCTCCATTAGCGTGAGGCTGAGATCTAATTACTTGTCCGTGTGAGTTTACAGCACAATTAAGTTGAATTGCTCCATCAGTTGAGCCGCCACCTTTTACTTCAAGGATATACGTAGCAGGTTGAACTGCAAGGTTGCCTGAAGCAGTGATAGTTGTTCCACTAAGTGTTGGTGATGCTATTGTTGGAGATGTTCCAAATACTAGGGCACCAGATCCTGTCTCTCCAGTTACTGCAGAGGCCAAGTTTGCTGAAGAAGGTGTTGCTAAGAAAGTTGCTACATCAGTTCCAAGACCAGATACACCAGTTGCTATTGGAAGTCCAGTAGCATTTGTAAGAGTTCCAGATGATGGAGTTCCAAGTGCAGGTGTGGTTAATGTTGGTGATGTAAGTGTCTTATTTGTAAGAGTCTCTGCACCTGTGAGGGTAACAAAATCATCACCGCTAACAGCAGTATTAAATTCTGCAACTGTTCCACTTAGGGTATTGCTTGCTAAAGAAATTGTTTTGTTGGTTAGTGTTTCGCTACCAGCAAGTGATGCAAAATCTGCATCTGACATTGCAGCGTTAAACTCTGCCTTTGTTCCAGTAACTGTGTTTGTAGTTAATGAAATTGACTTATTTGTTAGTGTGTCTGTTGTGTCTTTTAAAACTACTGTTCCCGTTGCATCTGGAAATGTGACTGTACGATCTGCTGTAGGGTTTGTTACTGTAAGAGTTGTCTCATGATCGTCTGCTGAAGAGCCTTCAAAGACAATGCTTGATTCAAATGATCCAACTGCTGCAGGTGCTGCGTAGGCTAATCCTGTTGCTGTTGAACTATCTACTGTTAAAACGTGTCCATTGGTTGCTCCAACGGCTAATCTAGAAATTGCATTATCTGCAGTACCAACTAATAGGTCACCTTTTGCATCTGCAATTTTCTTTGTAAGAACATCATGGCCTTCAACGGTTGCGGTTGTACCCTCAACTACTAATCCAGCCTTTAATCTAAAATCTTTTACTACTGTTGCCATTTTATCTCCTTAGTTAAGCCTTTAATCCCATACGCATAAAGCGTAGAGTTATAGGGGTTAGTCCACCCACAGGGGTAACAGTTAGTGAAACTGTATCGCCTGCTCTAGACACGGAGATGGTGCCAATATTCCCATCATTGTCTACTGTTGCATACTCTGTAACTGAAACATCTGTTCCATCTACAAGAATATTCATCTCTGTGGCATAAAATTTATTTGCGCCATCAGAAGTCTTTTTAATTGAGATTATGTATCTCATTGATCTAAATTCACTTGCTAAAAAGTTATCAAATACGGTTGTGTTTTCAATACCGTTGATTGTTGACTCATTGTTGCCTGCAGAGCCAAGATCTGTTGAAAGGGCTGCTGCCGTATCAATCAAATCTACATAGTCTTCTTGAGTTGGTCTATCACCTGTCTGAAACAGGGCCTTTACGCTTGATAATGAGATTTTGGCCATACCTGAATTATATCACAAGATTAAAGTATATAGTTAGAGAAACCAATTATCTGAACTCCAATTCCTGGGGGATTTGAAGGTCTATAACCTTCAATACCAATATTAGTTATAGTTAGTCTAAATGGCAGTATTGATTCTGCCGTAATTGTTGCTGCATAGTCTGCAGTTACTAAAGATCCAACAGAGCCTGATATGTTTTCAATTGTTGGAAATATTGCAATTGTTGCTGCCGTAATTACCAAACCAATATTTGAAATTATTGAAGAGTGGCCAGGTATACGTTCTGCTGTTATTGTTGGTTTTATGTCAGAGATGGTTTGGCTTCTGCCAATATTGGTTATATTGGTTGTTGCCATAATTAACTTACTGTATCTTGCTCTGTGACTTCACCGATCATAATCATTTCGCCCTGACAAACCGTCCAAACACGATCAGCACCATCTCTTAATTGAATATCAAAGACATCGCCTGTTCTTAAAATCTTAGACTGTGCGGGAGATAGTGTAACTGTAAACTCTCCAACCTCGTCAAACTCTGTTTGGTCTGGATAAATTGTAAACAATAAATCATCTCCAGTATTATCAGAATATCGTCTAAACTCTCCAGAAATGTCCCAACCAGTTGTATCTCCAGCAGATGTGGTGTCATAATCTAAAGGATTTTCAAGATCATCTTCAACATAAATTCTAAAAGAAGCACTATCTCCAATTACACATGTCCAGTTAACAAGTGGTGGTATGTTTCCAACATTATACGTTGAAGGAGCAGGGGCAGTTGGTTGAGGATCTAAAGGACTCTCATTGGGGTTTCTATATGTAGCCATTGTTAAATTATACCATTAAGCAAGTCCATTTTTCAATGCCCCCCAAGTTCCGTTGCCACCGACTGAGCCAACAATAATCACACCAGTTGAAGCATTTACTTTTGCAACTACTGCAACCGCACCTGATCCACCAGCAGGGATTGAATTTGTCAAACCTCCACCGTTTGCAACATAGAGTATATTTCCAGCGGTATAAGAAGAAGTATTAATATCTTCAAATACTCCAGAGACAACAACAACGCCATTTGCATTGTTTGAAATTGCTGCCTGTGTTATTCCTATCATTGGAAAAGTTGTTAAATCATCTGAATCGCACTTTGCAATTAGTGGTTTTGTTGAATACCCTGAAATATATACAGGAGTTCCTTTTGCAATTGTTGATCCTGTCGTATTTCTAACTTCAAGTGAAATAAAAGGAAGACCCACGTTTGAAATAACATCTTCTATGCGTTCTGCCAATGACTGAATATCCTCATGGACATTTACAGGGTCAGTTAAAACGGGATAAGGAAGATCATAAGTTGTAGTTGAACCAGTAGCCATAATACTTATTATTATACCACTTCCCTACGTAAAAACCAAAAGTTTACCAAAATGTTACCTAAAGTTTGACTTTGATGGCAAATTCGTGTTATAATTAATACATGCTACCAACAGGTAGCATTTGTTCTCTAGGAGGTTACTATTATGAGAAGAGACAAAAAGGCTTGGATTGGAATCCTAGCAATGCTTGGAGTTGTAGCACCTTTTAGCAACTTTGCCAATGCATCAACTACGGAAAACAACTTACTAACTAAACACGCTGAAAACCCTGCTGCCACCCACAAGGTGGCTTTTGTTGTTTCTAAAGCAAAAATGTTAGAACGTTATGAAAACAAAACAGATCTTACAGATCTTGAATTAAAGAAGTTGCTTTCTTTGGTGGGATTCAAAGGCAACGACTTAGTAGTAGCATGGGCTATTGCTAAGAAAGAATCTAATGGTCGTCCCTTAGCATTTAATGGAAACCATAAGACTGGGGACTCGTCCTATGGGATGTTCCAAATTAATATGATTGACACACTGGGTCCAGATCGCAGGGATAAATTTGATCTTGATTCTAACGCTGAATTATTCAATCCCGTCAAAAATGCTGAGATTGCATACTACATGTCTAATGGTGGAAACGACTGGTCTTCTTGGAAAGGCATAACACCTAAAACTAGAATGTGGATGTTAAAGTTTCCTAAATGATTTTAGGTAATAAAATACCCCATTGGAGAAATCCTTTGGGGTTTTTTATTTTGTATTAAATGGTTTAATTAATTTCTACCCAAGAGA